GCCCGTAAGGGAACCTTTCTGAGCCAGAATCTGGTTAGGACTCTGGTCCATGAAACCGATAAAGGATCGAAGAAGAAAGTCATCTTCGACCTCTTCGTAAATCGCTTCACGAACACCCTGCTGTGCATATTGCATAGCAGTAGGCTCGATGGCGATAATACGAGGTGTCTTGAGCGTCTTAGGCACAGTGATAACCCTAGCGGGTATCTCCATGCCAGGATCCAGGAACTCAATGCGATCCAGATCCTCGGAAAACCGAGGACCAGGAACAAGGTAATCCCATGAGGGGAACACCCTGTCGAGTCGCTTAGGCCAAGTGCTTTGGTAGAACTTACCGTTTCCGGTAAGCTTATCTGCCGTTGCGCCGGGTCCATGTTTTGGGACGAGTTCTCCAGCAAAGATCTTGCGATCTAGCCTTAGGAACAATTCCCTGTAAAGCATGGACGAGAGACGGGAGAAATCCCTCTTCATTGAAGAGGTAATGCTCTTGTCGCTCACCCTGAGTTCCTGCTCACATTGGATGTATCCTCGCAGCGCGGACTTCACTCTTTTGGGAGTGCAATCCAGCTCGATCTTAGCATTCATCAGAGAAATCTGACGGATGCATTGGATCGAGTCGATGCTTGGATCATCCAACAACCGACCACATTGTCGATCGAACACGAGATCGAGGAAACCTCCGAATAAACGGGGGAGACCACCTGTAAAGGCAAAGCCTTGAAACCGGTCGCGATCCACATAGCCGCGGTCAAGACTTCTTTCGAAGTCCTTTCCGAAGTTAGAGAGGGAAATCGTCAAAAACGAGATCCCCTCACGTTCGATACGACGTTCAACGACAGCGATATCCCGTTCCACCTCGCGGCGGAACAGTTTCTCGCAACCGTTGAAGGTGGCGCTGATGCAACATCTGGTGGCACACTCTCGTGTTACCACCTTCCAGAGCAATGTCAGGCTTTTCAAAGCCCCTCCTTAAATAGAGGTGGTCTTTCCCTAGCCTAAGACATTCAGGCCCGAAGGCCTCATTCCAAGAATCGCCTCCTCTACGACTCACCACCAAGAAGCTTGGTGAGGATCGCGTTGGAAGCGGCGCCATAGAGACCGGAGAATCCGGTATAGATGGCGAGCATCTCCGCAGTCGTGTAGCCCGCGACAGGCACATCGAAAACCATGTAGTTACTCATGGAGACCTTTGTGTTCTGCGTAGGGATAAACGGATCTGCGGTGAGCTTGGAATGGTCCACTCGGATCACGTGTCGCGTGCGACGCTGGTAAGCGTTGCGCGCTGTGAGCCGAATCAAGCCGTCAGCGGAAGTATAGTCGGACCCATCCTTGAACGTAGAAGTTCGCGGAAGGGACGTCGTAGTCCCGCTGATGGTAATTGAGAGTGGATCGGTGAATGCCATAAGGCAGCTCCTCCGGACTTAGTCCGGTTGTTGGTGTTATTGCAGTACGTCCTAACTACAGCCATCTAAAGATACTGAGGGCTGCAGCGATCGACAGTTGGAACGGCGACATGCCGTTCCAGGTAATGCCGAACCCAAATGGGTTAGCTCGCCGCCTTAGTTTCCTTTCGGTTACTAAGGTCAACGGCGGAACGTAAACGTCTCCCCCAAGAGGGGAGCCGAAACGTCCCATGTACCGGTACGTGTCACGGACATAGGTATGTTCCATGATGTACCCGTACTTCATCACCAGGCCCTGGTTCCCAAAGGCAGCCATGTTCTTTAGAACATCGCCAACGTTGGCAAACCAGTCTACGGCCCACGACCAAGGAGCAACGTTCCAGAGTACTTCTGGAGTGATATCCAGGTTTAGCTGATTAGCTAAAGCGCCTAATCTACTGACCTCGTTACGGGCATAATAGTCCGTTGGGAGGGTGTAGGTGAAGGCACCTGAAAACCACTGCCGCTTATAGGTTTCCCTAGTGCGGCGAACGTCGGCCCTATACATAGAGGTTAGCCGTGGTCCAAGGAAATATGGATAATTTCCAGAGGACACTAAGCTCTCCGTAAATGTATGTTCAACAGGAAACGAATAACCTCGCCTAACCACCCGGCCAGCGTCTCTCTCATACTGAGAGATAAGCTGATCGGCATTCGACACGGTGTTAGTAAAATCACTAACATCGCGAAGAAGCGGTTGTACTCCAAATGCATAGTTCAGGTATTCACCTGACAACGAGCTGTTTACACGGCTCTTTAGCAAATTGAGTACAGGGAGATGCGGCAAGCCGTCCTTGACAAGTTCAAGTAGGGCTGTCGCACCTTCAGCGGGTTTATTCGTAGGACTACAGCGAGAAATTGCAGTGGCTCCCAAAGCATTCAAAGTAGCATCGCTACTATTGATGAATGGAGGCCAGAGCGAATCGCTGATAGACTGGGGCGGAGTTACTGGATACAGCGGGCTTTTGTATGCCCAGTACTGTGGTCCAGTGACATTCTGACCGGCTACGAAGTCCTCTGCAGGATGCAGAGAACTAACGTATTGACGCCGGGTAGAAAAGTCACCACCCAAGTCATTTAATCCAACTCTGCGATATTTTGCAGCGTTGAACAAATGTCCTTCAGACGTTGTCGTCTGATAACCAGGAAACGGGGATATGGTACCCTTTGTTTTGGGACCAGCCCTCGCAGCGCCCGGATTGAGAGCGGAAACCGTGGAGTATGAAACCTCCATCGGACCACCCACTCCGTATACGCGGGACTTCGTAGTCGGAAGAGGAATCCCTGCATCCATCCTATGGATGTTTGCATAGATCTCTTCCTTCTCGTCGAACGTTTGAACATCTTCGTTCGAAATAAGTCCCTCCTGTCCTGATGAAATGGTCATCATTTGGTAGGTTCGAGACCCGGTTAGGGTCTCAGGTGTTGCACTGCGCTGGCTGGGCTCACCTCTGAG